TGCTCCTGCTCTTTTTCCTGTTCCTACTGCTCCACCGACTTCCATTTTCTTAACCATACCGCCGCCGCGCATTTTCTTAACCATACCGCCGCCACGCATTTTCTTGACCATGCCGCCGCCACGCATTTTTTTCTTAGGTGCCATTGCCATTTTTTAGTCTCCTGTAAAATTCTTCTCTACGTTTAAAAATATAAGAAGCATTATACTCCTCATCATAATTATCATAATACCCGTTTTTCTTAATTTTGTGTGCAGACTCTTGCAACTTAGACAGTCTTTGAACAAAAATCATAGCGTAATTTATTTCCGTCAAAGGTTCAAAATCAGCCTCTTCTGAAAACTCGGAAGCTTCGTCATAAGGATGAAATCCTACAACCCACATATCTCTGTTTATAAAAAACCCTTTTGAAATTGCAGTGTTTACCTCATCTAAAAAAACATAAAATTTATCCGGGTCTTCGTCAAACGTAAAATCAACCAGTATGGCTAAGTCGTGCGTGTCTGTCCATTGCGACAAAGCCGTGTATAAATCTTGATAGCTGTCTTCGTTTTTAAACAAAAAAGCTACTTTATCATCTAACCAAGCCCCCCTAGCAAAAGGGCATGGCGCTAAATTATTAAAAAATTTATTAGGTTTTTCTAGTATCTTTTCAGACCAAGACCTAATTTCCTCTACAACTGTTTTTTCTACAGGATCTCCTATAAAAAAAGTCATGCTTTTTTAGAAACTGCGCCCGTAGTGTATTTTCTTCGGTCCGGCAAAATTTTGCCGCAACCTATGGCCACAACTCCACCGTTTTCCATTTTTCTAACTTTAGCACTTTCGGTGTTAGAAACAACTTGTTTCCCTTTAGCGCCTTCTCGTTTCTTTTTACGAGCCGTTGAAGCTCTTTGCGATTTACTTAAACTTTGAGCCTTTGCTTTAGGCAAACAGCGATCTGGGTTTTTCTTGTTTTTTGACGTACCACAAGCTCCCGCAATGTTACCTGAGCTATCTATGCGGACCCATTCCTCATCTACCCAATCTTGCAACTTACCCATTACTTGCCCTTTCGCTTTCCGCCTTTAGACTTCTTAGCGTAATTAGGGTCTTTACAGTACTTTGAAGCAGCTAAATTAGCGTAAGCGCTAGGATAAGTATCAAAAGTTCTTTTTGCCCAAGCTTTACCTTCGGGACAAATTTTACTTCCTTTTGACTTGCTAGAAACCGCACCACCTTTTCTGTAGTACGTGACTTCGCAAGGAGAAGGCTTAGGACCTGTTTTTACTCTAGAGCCCATACTAACCCCATAAACGGTGTACCATTGGAGTTACAATAATTAAAACGACTAAAAACCAAAGTTTATTACTCAGTCCTTTTAAATCCTCTTTTTGAGAATCTAAACGTTCCTCAATATTCTTGTACCGAAGCTCACATTTCATTTCGTGATGAGCTAACTTACTTAAAACTTCTTCCGGTGTTAATTTAGTCATTTTAATCACCACGCTTTACACGACCAAAACCGCGCAGAAAATTTATCTTTGGAGGTGTCACATTTGTGACGCGCTCTAAAACTTTTTCTGCGAGCAGGCTGGTCTTTTTTAATCGACATATTCGGGTCGCCAAACCGAACCAGCTTGACTTGGTCACCTTTTTTAGCAAGAACTGCACTTTTTTTCGGTTTACCGGGGGTATTTTTAGGCTTATTAAAACCTGCAAAAGTTTCTCCCCGGTATTTTAACCGTCCTGAAGGCAAACGCTCTACGTTTTTAACAGTCGCCATTGTTCACTCAATCAAACTTTTTGCGTAAGTACATGATTACAGTATAGGTATCATTACTAGAATGACCGACTGTAGTGAAATTAACGTCTCCTGTTTTACCTGAACCTGAATTGTTAAGGAGACCACCAAAAATAGTGTAATCATGGTCTCCACTTTGGTTTTCACCTAATTCAATACAAAACAAGTCCGAACTTGCGTCCCACAGGATTTGCACTTTCATACCGATACATTGCCACCAAATCCGTTCAATAACGACTCCGGTACAGGCATCGCCGTCTGCGCTGTTGTCCAAAGAACTTACATCCACTTTCGTAACGGCGTTTTCTCCGGTTCCGTCCGAAACGTTTGTAAATTTCATTACTGCATATTTAGGCCCGTCTACAAGGGTCTGTGTAGCCACTGCATCAGCCATTTAGACCTCCTATTATTGATCTGCAAAAGCGGGAGCAGTTGCTGAGGTAACATTACCAAAAATTTGATAATTAGTTGTGTCCTTACCAACAATAGTTATATCAAAAGCCTGTGGTACATTTATTTGAATACTGCTGTTTGAGTTACCATCAGAAAAAACAGAACTGATTTCATTATCTGAATCAAGGAAGGTAACCCCACCAATATAAAAATTTGTATTGCCTGGAGTAACGATAAGCGCATCTGTTGCATCTGCGGCTCCTCCAGCATAAACAAATCTAAATACCGCTCCCGCTACTGGTGCCGGAAGAGTGTATGTATTGTCTTGCCCACCATCAGGAACAAGTAAAACCCTGCCGCTGTGTGTAGCATTAGTAAGAGTTACATCCGCATCCGCTAAAGAAACGGGAGCTCCTCCATAAGTAGTAATGTCTGTGATTGCGCCCGTAGTGGCGTTTTTAGATACAGATACAAATCCGTTTTCGGATCGTACTGGTCCAGAAAAAGTAGTATTAGCCATTTTTATCTCCTGTCTTGGCAATTGTCAGCCACCCCATGCGGCTGTCAGGATACCTATAGAATACAAAATTTTAAAGCAAAAAGAAAGGGATAGTTTTACCTATCCCTTTCCCAGTCTTCACAAATAAGATTTTGTCTTATTTTACAAAGGGTTATGCACCCGGTGTACCGAAGACACAACGCCAATCAGAAACACCAAAGCTGTAACGCTCTCGTGCCTTGAATCGCATGTTACCGGTATCAAAGTCTCCTTCCATTGCCGTTTTAATTGGCGAACGGTTAAAGTACTTGAAGCCGTTAGGTGCGTCAGTTTTAATGAAGAAAGCGTCTGTATCTGTCAGGAAGTGGTTTACCACTGCACCTTCAGGAAGCATTCCCATATTCTTCATTGCGTTGTTGTCGTTGTCCGCAGTTCCTGAACGTAGGTTTGAGTTAATAACCCGCTCTGCAATAAATTGCAGTTCTTTAGGGATAATTAACTTTGTACCACGAACAGCAATCTTTAGACCACGCTCATCGGTAAGACCTGCAATGTCAATAAGCATCTGCTCAAGAGAAGTCTCGTTGAGGTCAGCCGCTGTTGACAATAAGTTACGCTGGTTACCAGAAAGGCTTGGGTGAGCTGCGGAACAAAGAGCTGCTCCATCACCTACAGGGTTGGCTGTATTGAACGCATTGTTCAAGATAGCAGCCGCCTTGATTTGCTTTGTCTGGGCCATTGAACGTGCAAGAGCCTTTGTGTATCGCGAAGCAAGTCGATCATAAAGGTTGTCTTCGACAGCCTCTTCTGTAATCGAGAAAGCAAGCGCGATTGTGTCGTGTGTGTAACGAGCTGTAAATGTTTCTTGTGCATCGTCAAAACTAATGGCATTGCCTTCGTTTTTAACAGGTGCTGTAGAGAAACCAGCAAGCATCACTTCTTCTTCAAAAGCTCTGTCCGAAGACTCTTCTTCAAAGATTTCAGAATGCTCATTTTCGTAACGGTTGTATTCGAGCCCGAACAAGGCATTAAGGCCGGGTTCTAGCTCTTTCGCCAGTTGTGCGCGAGAAATAGCCATGTTTTAACCCTCCTTAAATACCGGTAGAATCCGCAGTGGTTTGTGAATCAAACCTACGGGTTCCGGCGTTGAAATGTGCATTCAATCGAACAACAAGCGGAATACCAGCAGCAGTGTAATCACTGTTTGCTTCATCGTCCATAATACCAACGATTCTAAGTGGTAGTGTAGCTGTTGTTGCAATAGAAGACACGCTAAGAGCACCACTAGCGACACCTGTATCAGTGCTACCAGTTCGTGCGGAGGTTCCAAGAGAAGCGTTAGCAAACACTGCTGTCAGAGCCGTTGCACGGTCTGTTAGCGAAGCGTCTGACGCTACCTTGAATAGTTGGTTAGGGTTATCTGCTACGAAGGCTTTAACTGGATAGTTAGTGTCAACGCTAACAGAGCCTGAACCAGGCCAATAGTTTAACCATACAGGTTTTTTCTGTACGGAATCATGGTATTGAACGCCCATTAGGACACCTAATGCTTGCGTAGTTCCACCACTGGTGGCACCCGCTTGATCAATAACACCCGCTGCTAAAGGAACGCAGATAGAGTACTGAAAAATAGCATTAGTATTGTTAGAAGCAATCTCATACTCAGTTACACCAGTAGAGTTTGGACCACTTCCAACCATCCCGATAGGACGAAGACCATAGGCGGTTGTTGCATTTGCCATGAGTTTTTCTCCTAAAAGGGGCAGCCCTTAATTATTTTTTCGGACCACCAAAAGTTACACGAGATTGACGATCAGGTTTATTAATCGTCATAGTCGAATGTGAGTTCTCGCGCATCATGTCATGGTCTACCGCATCCATCTGATCTTGACTTCGTCTTCGGAAGTGTTCAGTTCTTTCAGCAACAGTTTCCAATGGCATTCTTGCGAGAATTAAACCACCCTGTCCAAAAACACCGGAATATCTACCTGATTCTATTACAGGGCCTTCAAAGTCAGGATATTCATCTTTACGGACTAATTCCCAACCTTCCCTTAATTTTGAGCTGACGTTTTTTTGATCATCAAATCCTCTCGTTTCCGAGCGAATCCAACGATGCGTATAACCGTCAGGTGCAGGTGGTGCATCTAATACAGAGGGGGGAGCCCAAGGTTTACGCACGGCTTGTTTCTCCCTAGTTTTAGTTGCGCGAGGGGCTCTATCGATCTTAGTTTCTTCAGTCATCTTTATTACTCCTTCACGTATTTCGCGTATTCTTCAAGTGGCACACCCAATTTTTTCGCTATTGCGACTTGGCTCGGGGTGAGTCGAACCTTTCTCCCACTGCGCCCAGTTGTGGCTGTTCTTGAGGCTGATGCAACCGTCTGAGCGGGACGCTTGTTTTGGCCTTTCAACTTATGCGGAAACTCTTCCGCCATTCGTCGATCCAGTTCAGTATAGTACTCATCACTTTGTGGGTCAAACTTTTCATCTTCGATAAGTTTCTTGTGTAACCCAAAAACAGCATAAGTCATAGCTTGATCCTCGCCAAACCACTTGTTTTTAGTGGCCCATTCCTCTGCTTTAGGATCGGGTCTTTTCGGTTGTTGCGCTACTTGTTGAGGGGCTTGTTGTACTTGTTGCGCGTGTTGTACTTGTTCTGCATATTGAGCTTGCTGGGCTTTTGCTTGTTCTGCCCGGTCGGCTTGAATAGCTAAAGCAGTTATCTTACGTTGCGCTTCCACTGCATTTTTAGTATCGCCAAGCTCCATCGCTCTAGACAAATCCGATTCCGCTTGATCCATTTGAGCGCTAACTCTAGTACTAAACTCAGAAACATAACTGTTATCTAAGTTATTCATACGTTGTTTTAATTGTTCGGCTTCTGTTTGCACGTTACGAGCATAATTAATAGCTTCTTGCTCACGACGTTCAGCCTCTCTCATTTTCTTAGTTAAGCGGTCTATTCGTTTTTGAGTGGCTGATTCAGCTTTTTTAAACTGATCATCCCCCGAAACTTCAGTATCCGCTTGTAAGGCAGCATTATCGTTTGTTTCTTCTACCGAAGAAACCTCTACTTCGGTATCCGGTTCTGTTTCCATTTCGTAATTAGCTTCTGTTTCGGCCATTATTTATTCCTCATAAGTGGTGAATGTCTTCAGGATCTAGAATAGAAGCTAAAATCTCGTCATCGTTAAGAATTCTAACTTCTCCTCCGTCTATTTGAAATCGAGATCCAGCGTAACGAGCAAACATCACCCACTGTTTCTCTTGGCACCAAGGCCCCGACGGAAACTTTTCTGTATCTTTGTAAGCTAAAGGTCCTAGTTTTAAAACGTACCCTACTTGCGTAGAGATCTGTTTTTTATCTTGAACCTCATCGGGCAAAAATATGCCGCTTTCAGTTTTAGCTTTACCCTTGTAAGGAAGAATTAATACTCGCCATCCGGTAGGTTGAGGCAAGCGGTCTAATAAAGAACCGGTAATTAATTCTGGATTTAGCACTGGTTTATCTATATAAGCCTCGGCTAAATTAGGTTTTTTTTCTTTCTTTACTTCTTCAGTCATCAGATTGCTCCTGTTTTTCTAGCAGGCCCTTGAGTTCCTGTTCTACGTGATTTAAGGAATCTATGTTTCCCATAAGCTCACGATAGTGCTCCATTGATTTAACGTTACCATATTGCAATAAATCTACAATTCCAGTACGCCGCTCACGAATAATTCTAAATACTGCTTCCGCTACATATATCTCATCCATCGCTCCTCGCATATAGTCTAATAAAATCGTAGATTATCTTAGCATATCCTATATAGGAATGGCTAATTTTTATGCGAGTTCGAAATGAGGCGCGTCTATAAAGGGTCTTCTGTTCTGTGAACGTCGTAAATCAATATATTCGTTCATCAAATCTTCCGAGGGCATGTCGGTATCGGTTAGNTTTTTATGCCAAGCGGCTCCCCACCGAAGTGTCACGTCTAATTCTTTAGCAGCTTGGCGCATAGCATCAGCTATATCATCGTAAACTTTTAGTTCCCAACTTACTCTAGGACCTATATAGGCCACCAAATCTACGGCTTTTCCGCCTAAATGTTTGCTTTTTAAAGTTTGACTAGCGCCTTTTTCTACCAATTCTTTTTGACGTTCTAACGTTCTTAAACCTTCTGAAACACCAAAATCTATTTCGGTTATATCTATTGCTCGTTGGACAACATCTATTAAATCCGGGTCTAATCCTTTTAATCGATCTAAACTTCGTTGCGAAAGTTTAAAACTCATCGTCCCTGCCCTCGATACTTTTTAAAACTTCTTTTATCGTTTTTACTTCTAGGCCTAGAATTTACCGAGCTTCCTATAGAAGTCTTCTTTTTTATCCTAGTTCTAATAGGTGCGTCTAATTTAATTCGTGCCATTATTTCGCCACATGTTTGTATTTTTCAAAACTACGAAGNCCNCCNAGNCCTAGCATACCCATNANNACAGTCATTAATTGACCCATGTCGAAATTNGGTAGAGGAGGTACTTCCATACCATAGGCAGCGAGACCAAAAATAGCCAGAGGCTGGAGCACAAAATGATAAGCAAAGGCAGCACCGCACACCCAACCCACAAATGGTCTCCAACCACCTTTCCAAACTGAGTTACTAGCTGCTTCAGCTTTGTTAACTTCAACNTGTGCAAGNGCAAGTTNCTGTGCATGCCTNTCNGCCATNGTNGAAATTTCATGNGCTAACGCTGCTTTCTNATCTTTATCTTCAACAAACTTATCTAAAAGCCCTGTAACAGGGCCAATGAGTGCGTTAAGTAGAGCCATAGTGCCTCCTTATTTTTCACACTTACATACATCAATGCCTAGCTTTGCTAAAACCCAAATAAAGATGTTTTTAATTTTGGTGTACACCCAAATAACTACATCTTGTATTAAATCAGCTAACCAGATTAAAGCTCCTAAAGTGCTCTCTATTACCTTTTCTAATAATCTTGATATCATATCCGCCTCCTACTAGGCAAATTAACAACCGTTAAATTTTGTACCTTTGATCGCGGCTCCCGCTCCACGCATAGTCATACGCTTTACAGTGTCTCCCGCCATAGGTGCATCCGCAGTTTTTCCATAAGGAATACGACCTTGATCTTTAATGTCGGCATACTCTACTGCTTTTGGTGGATTAGATGGGGCAGAACCCATAAACTTTACTTTTGATTTCATGCTGTTCTCCTAAAAGGATTAACGTAAGGTCTGTTTCCAGACTGCTCTCTTTCCATCCGGGCATCAACAAAAGCTTGATACGGGCTAATAACTGGTTGTGGATTAGAAAGTCTATTTAAATAACTATCGTACGCCGTCCGATACTCCGGACTACTCAAAAATTGTTGCGCNANGGTGTTTTGAACAGGAGCTTCTGTAACGGGTTCCTGAGCTACCGGTTCAACGTTTGGTGTGGGAGTAGACAGATTAAGTCTTTCTCGTATAGCCGGATCAGCCAACATAGACATTATACCGGAGTTAAAACCACCCCCTTGTACAACAGCCGGAGCTCCTCCTGGAGTTGGAACAGCTACTCCAGAGCGCTGCATAGGACCTACCTTTATAGTTTGAGGTTGAATCCTAGGAGACATTCCTCCTCCAGAGACCTGATCCGGAGTATCTACTTTTTTAAATTGCCCACTTGCTACCATTTGGGGAATCATTTGTTTAAGACTGCTGCTCATCATAATTATTTACCTCTTTCTTCTAATAGCTTAACCCTAACTTTAAGGTCATGAATGTGCCCCAGCATTTCTTCTTTAAGCTCTTGACGCGCAAAAGCATTGCCGGGACTAGGAACAATAACACCTTGCGGGCTTATCAACTGCATTTGATTGGCGCGAATCAACTGAATGTCTGACGTGATCTCGCCAATGCTGGATATTACCCACCACATTGCTGCCAGTAGAACTGGAACTAAACTTGCAAGCGCCTTAGATAAGTCAAAATCTTTCATTTCATGCGATTAATCATATCAAACAACGTCTTAACTTTTTCTTCTAGACTTTTAACTCTAGCGGTAATTTCAGCGCGAAAAGCAACCGCAATAGCCGCAACAGCTATTAACCCAGACACAATTGGCCAAATATCCATAAATTCTTGCATTACTGAGACCTTTGCTTAAGTAACTCACGTTCCATAGCAGATTGTATTCTAGCAGCAGTTTGAGATTCTTGTGATTGCAGACGTTGCTGGAATTGATCTTTTCGAGCCTGAAGAGCTTGAGCATCCAAGTTAAGCTTTTGAGCATCTAACTGAGCATCGTTCTGTTCCGCCTGAGCTTTAAGCTGTAATTCAGTTTCTTTCAACTTGACCAACGGATCAGGCTGACCGGCTCCAGATAACTGACCAGACAACTGTTTAACCTGCTGCATACCCTCTGCAACAAACTGAGCCACCAATTGCTCCATTTGAAGCATTTCTTCTTCAGGAGAAACTTCTTGGCCCAATTGCGCTCTTTGTTGAGAATAAGCGGTAATCGCTTGTTCTTGTGCTGCAATCTTTACATGCTCCATCACATGTTTTTGTAAAGCCATAGCTACCGGAGGTAATGAGCCAACCATTGGACTAGAACCAAAAACCAAGTGCGCCATGATATGAGATTGATGATTCTGACCCTCAAAGGCTTTCAAGGGAAGCATATCCAAAGAATCAATGTTTTCCTGAGCAGGGTCTAATGGTCTGGGCTCTTCTTCAGGCACGGACTTCATTATTCGGTCCGCATCGGTCACACCTAAAGCCTCGTACATGTCACGATAAACTTCGTGCATGTTGTGTAATTCCGGTGCAGCACCCGCCAATTGTAGTTTTGTTTGCGCTAGTACGATACGTTGCGCCTGACTGAATACGTTAGGGTTACTTACCGGAATCACATCTACTCTATCATCAAAATCCGAACGCATAACACTTGCTTCGGCACCAATAACAGAGTATGGATATTCTTGCGGTAAACTTTCACTCATCACACGAGACAAAATCTTAAACTCCTGTCTCATGCCGTAATGCAAACGTTTATGCACTGCGCTCATCACACGAGAGCCTTGCTCCATCATCGCAATCGTAGTGCCTACCGCCGCACTTTGATTACCATCACCAACTTTTAAATCAGTAATCGTTGCAAACCGCTGACCCGCTTGAACCACAAAACCTAACAGTTGAAACAATGTCTGGTCAGGACCCTTAAAAGGCAAAGGCATGAGGGAGTCACGGATGGCACCGCCCGGAGCGTCCACATCTCTAAATTCACCGGGCTGGAGTGGATCATCATCGTCTCGAATACGAAGTCCTCTGGCTTTAAAACCAGCAGGCAGGTTGGACAAAGTACCCGCATCGATCAATTGCCTCAACGCAGCAGTAGCCGTCCGTGACAAACCGCCAATGGTGTGAATAAGTCCTAGACCGTAAAAACCAAAACCAGGTAAAAACTTAAAGTGAGTAAAGTATTGAATCTTTTTCTTTAACTCATCGTCTTCCCGATAATTACGTCTAATAGATAAAACTTCACCATTGTCTTCTGAAATCGTTACGATATAGGGAACCTTGATTCCAGTAGGTTCTCCATCTTCTCCAACCTCTTCGTATCCTTCTAAATCTAAATCAACATGACACTCTAGTAACGTACAGTCATAATCAATCTGCGACGGCTCTACACCATCAATCTTGTTTATTTCTTCGGTTACGCCGCTAATTTCTGACTGCGCCGGAATAACATTAATATCTCTGTAAAAACCTGCAATCTGTTTTTTTCGCAAATCATTAAGACTCATCCTAAAAACTTGCGTAATGTTAGGACACGTATCCAAGTCCGCCGTCTCATAAGGAACAACTAAATTCTCAGCAGGTACAAACTTAGATACCGCACGGCCCATCGTCTCATCATAATAAGTCTTCTTGAATGTCGAACCCGCCAATGGCAAATAGAACAACATCTGGTCCATGTCTGGCGTGTAATCTTCCATCACATCCGTGATGTAGTAGTTCATAAAATTCTTAACGCGCCGCGCCTGACTAACCTTCTCTCGCGTCTCCTTGCCCATCACAACAGTACGAACAGGACCACCAGCCGGCAATAACTCATTAAACGCTTGTGCCTGAAATTGTGTCGCGGCCTCTGCCAACAAAGGATGCGTCACGGACGACGCGCCTTGGAACGGTTGCGTTCTTTCCTCGTAAGAAAAACCAAGTAGTTCTAGTCCGTCCGCGTAGGCCTCTTCCCATTCCTGACGACCAGCCTTGTTCGCATCAAATTCTCCCAGTAACTCACCGGCAATGCGCTGTAACTCTCTAGTTGGAATATCCTCAGCAAGATTATCGTAAAAATCCCCGCCGCCTTCACGCTGATCCATCGGCTCAAAATCAATTGTAACGCCCCCGTCGTCGTCTTGTTCAATCTCAATTTGTCCAACGTCTTCCGCTTCAATCATCGCTTGGACCGTGTTCCGTGAGCCGGGGAGCTCTAGCTCTAGTTCGGCATCCAAATCCGCTTCGTCAAGTTGCGAAGGAACCGCATTTTCCATGAAGGTTCCAAATCCTTTTTTAGCTTCAGTCATTTAATGTATCCTTACGCGTTAGCCCCCGCCCCTACGGACGTTAAAGGTTCCCTTAGGGTTTCTTGGAAAATAAATATCGGGTCCCGTTTCTGGAGAATAATAGTTATAAGGAGCTTCTTCCGGAGCTCCTTCGGGTGCTCGTTGTTGGTCTTCTGTTCTGGACATGATCTTATCTAATTGATTAAGAATAAGATCATCGGCAGCCTGAGTCACTTCTTCAGGAGTAACATCTCTACCTAACCGTTTGCCTAATTCTATACCTTCACGGTTATTCCGAAAGTCCATGCTAACATCATCAAAACTTGATCCGGTTACTGTATCCAAAACTTCTTTTAGGCCACCGAAAAAGCTTACCGAGCCGGGAGAGTAACCTTGTGTGACGTATAACGCAGGAGCTAACACATGAGCACGAGCATCTATTAATTCTTGAACGGTAGGAACATCCCTTCTGGTTGTGGGTCGGCCATCTGAGTCGAAAGAGTAACCTCTAGCTTGAAGCTTCGACATAAAATTAGGGTTATCGCCATACAACTCCTGAGTGTAGGGTTTATCAGAAACGTCATCACCATAACGGTCAGCTAATCCGGCAGAATACCGAATGTCTCCTTGAGACTGAACATTACCTCTAAGGTAATCTAAAAATAAACTTCCAACCCCTTTGTCGTAAGACTCTTCCATTTTTTATCCTTTAGACTTTTCTTGTTGCTCGTGTCTTACCTCTAACAGCGCAACCGTCAATACTTTTACGAGCCGATTTCCGCGAGGCACCGACCGCGCCACCCGATTCCATTTTTTTAACTGCACCACCTTTAGACATAGTAATTTGAGAGGGAACATCTACGGTAGGTAATGAGTACTCAGGTTTTGAAGTTGGAGTTTTTTTTCCTCCTGTTGAGCTAGGGGTAGATGCCAAAGCTGCGGCTGCGGCTGCGGCTTTTGTGTTATTTTTTTTGGAGTTGTTTAAAGCCTTCTTTGCAGGTTTAGAAGCTAGTTTAGAAGCTACGGATTCTTCCACTAAACCACTTCTATTCTTTTTATCCATAGCTAGAAGTTTTTGATACGCCTCTCCTGCTTTTTTGCCGGCCTTATCTATACCCTTTCTCACGCCTACTTGTTGAAGTTGTCTAGGCGTTTTTGTTTGAGCAACAACTTTTGTTGCTTCACCTCTAGTCAAACCTTTTTTCATCAGTTGTCTTATTAAAGCTGCTGCACCAGCTTTGGCTAAGTAAAGAGGTAGGGCCATTAGATTATCCTTATTATATGGAGCAAAGTGTACAAGGGTATTCGCGCAATCGTACTATATTAGTAATATACCCTTACTCTAGCAGAACTTTCATCATTTTCCCAACTATCCGTCGGTAATTGAACAAAATTTCCTTGACGATACCGCATTAATGCCTGTGTCATACTATCGACCAAGTCGTCGTATTCGCCATTTGGAAAGGCCGCGACCTCTTCAATTAACTCATCGGCAAATATCTCGTCGGGGACCCAGACCATTCCAGCCTCAAATAACGGCGAAACACTATGTACCCGCGACACTTTGTCGTTACCTTTACTCGGTGTGAAGTTTACAACCGGTATACCCATGTTCCGTAGCTCGTGGGTCAAGGGCAAACCACTCGCCTTCGCCTCCACAATGACGGTGTCGGGGTCCCAGAACTTATAATTCTCCAAAGCCACCTCTTTTAGCTCCGGAAAATCCCATCGACCCTTCTTGCTGTCCAAAAGTATAAGTCCCGGCTGCCCCGATTCGTTAGGATAAAACACGCCCCACGTCGTAATAGCCGAGAAATCCGACGTTTCCCGCTTGGTAAACGCCGTATCATAACTCTGAATTACAAA